CTCAGCGGATGCGTGGACCCCGAGAGGATCTGCCCGCCGCCTAGCAGACCCAATCGCCCTACAATGCCCAACCCTCGCGTCAACAGGTTACTCATCATGGCCTCCCTTCGAGGCTAGGAACCATTCATGGTTCACGCGCGCGACGCTGCCGTCTTGGTCAGATCCAGTGGCGCCACGTCATTCTCAACCTTCTCTCGCCGCTCTGCCTGCTGCTCTGACATCTTGCCTGCCGCGAGCGCCCACTCGTCCAACCGATTCTGATAGGCGTCCTTTGACTCACCAGGCTCACGAGTGGGAGGTGAAGGCGGAGTAAATGCACGCTCCTCGTGCCTTCCCTTCCCATGTCCGTCCCGTAGACCGGTACCAATGAACTCCGACCCGCACAGCCGACACGCGAAGGTAGGCGTCTTTGATGGCACCATGGCCACGTAGCCCAAATCTACGAGCAGCTTGTCATTTGCCAGCTCGCGCAGCTTGAACACCTGGCCACGATCCAATTGCAGGTCACCGTACCCAAAGCTGCGCTTCGCCCACCACAACACGTCCGCTCGAGGCGCTTCGCGCTCTGCTGTTAAATCTTTTGCCACACACGTCTCCTCACGCGACTGCGTCTTCGAGAAACGCTCCGGCCGCCGCTGCCGTAAGCTTCTGATCGAAGAAGCTGTTCACCTCGATGATGTCGATCTCCTTCTCCTCGTCGCGCATCCGCTTGATGTACTGGATGGCGTTCGGCACCAACTGCCACACGAAGGTGTAGCCAGCAGCCGGTGTCAGGAGTGACGGCGTCGGAGGCACGTAGACCAGCAATGCATGCTTGCCCCAAATGCGCGTATACGAGACCGAGGCTTCCGCCGTGCCCTCCACGGTCGTCGTGTAGATACTCCGGCCCACGAGGTAGGAGTCCAGCTCCAACAGCGACGCGATGAGGTCCGCCGTGAGCTGCGCCCGTTGCGTGTACTTGATGCGATCGATGAGCGTTGGATGGTTCTTCAGCTGCAGATGTGCCTGCTTGCCCACGACCATCTTGTTCGGCTCAATCCCGGTCAACGCTTCCACTGCATCCCTGTACACGTCGACGTCCACATCCGGCGTGGAGCCACCATAGTCTGACCACTTCGTGAAGTCCGTGCCGCCATCCTTGTCCGTCGTCCAAATGCCCGTGACAAAATGATCGGCGGCAAACTTCACCTCACGGCGCATCATCGCCTTGTCAGTCACGAACCGCGTGCCGTCGTTGTCAAGGTTCCACGGGGCGTCAGCGTTCCGTCGGAGCTCGTCAGGGATCTCAATCCGCCGCGACCAGCGATTGCAGAAATAGGTGCTAGACGTGTCCACCGTCCAGCCTCCGCCCTCAGATTTCGTGCCTGGCGCTCGCACCAGAGCGTTGTCACGGAACCAGAAGCTCTGGTTGTACTTCGGCACGATGTCCGATTGCTTGTTCACTGGCACGATCGGAAACACCTGATCGGCCACGTACGAAGGGTTGCTGTATCCAATCGACAGATTGGTCAGCAGCGCATTGACATGAAGATCCTGTGGCGTCGGCTGTCCTGCCATGATTCACTCTCCTGTATAGAACGACGTGCTCATCACACGCCCAAATACATCGGGCTGATCATCGTCACTGTGATCCGGTCACCCGTCGCGGCCGTCGCCGCTTCATCCGCGATGGCGCAACACAAATCCTTGTCCGTCGAGATCTTCACCAATCGTCCATTCGCGTCAGGCCCAAGTCGATCCCCGATCGCGATGTCCGTCGCGGCGGCCACTTCAGCCTTCGTCCTCCCGAGCGTCACGATCTCGGCCGCTCGACCCGCAGCCGCCGGTTTGTTCTGCAACACACCGATAGGAATGTCCGTCGTCGCCGCCACCAATGCACACTGCCCGGCGGTCGTGTGCCGCTTCACAAGGAAGTACTGCTTTGCCGACAGGTCCGCGTTCGCCGCATACGTCACGCTCGCAATTGCCTGTTCAGTCGTTGCCATATGTCACCTCTCCCGCGCGGGGCGTCCCGCGCACGCTGTCATGCCTCGGCGACGGGCGTCCGTCCACCGATGCGGGTTGTTCTTAGATGCGCACCGTCGTTTCACGTGCCCACCGCTCGTAGAGCCCTGAGTTCTCACGGAACACGCGATCCCGCGCCTGGTCCGACGTCAACTTCGCGTTCTCCGCCTTCGCCATCACGGCCCCGGTCTTCTGGTCCACCTCCTCCGACGCCGATCCCGTCACGTGACCAGCCCCGGACGACCCCACCTCGGCGAAGAGCTTCGACGCCTTCGCCTGCGCCACGGCCGACTTGAAAATTTCGCGGATACGCGTGGCCTGCTCCACCGGCAGCTTCTCACTGACAGCCTTCAACAGAGCTGCGTCCTTCGCAGGATCCAAGCCGATATCCGTGAAGCCTGAAACCTCTTCCGCAAACTTCCGCAGTTCGGACTCCTCGCACAACTTCGCGGTCTCCTGCTCGGCCTTCTCCAGCCGGGTCTTCAACTCCGTCGCCTCCGTTGCCGCCTTCGCCAGAGCCTGTTGCGTCGTTGCTAGCATCTCACTCGGCTTCAGCTCTGGATCGGCTGCCTTCTCGAGTGCGGCCACAGTCTCGTCCGTTGCACCCATTGCCCGGCCGAACATGGCCGCGATCGACTGGCCGATCTTCGTCAGCGCCGACGCGTCGGGAACCTTCTTCTCATCTTTCTTCAGCTCATCTGCCATGGTAACCTCCTGAATGAACCCCGTTAACCTATCGCGCAAGACGACCAATGGTGCCACAGACAAGGCGCTCTTCTCAACGTCCCCTTCGGTCATCTCATTCATCATGTCCGGCATTGCCTTTGTCATCGAGTCAAGGAACGCCTGCATCGCCGTCTTGATCGCCCCGCCTTTGTTGGTCTCCTCGCTCTGCTGAATGCTGTCGAGCGTTTCCATCAGTGCCCCGTACTGTTCGCTCAGCGCCATGTACACCTTGTACATGCGCCGCCCCATCATCGCCTCATCGAACGTCATCGCGTCACCCTCATTCTTAACGACGAGGAACGTCCGCTGATTCGCTGGCCGCTCCACAGCCGCGACGTTCTTCACAAAGAGGTTGACCAATCGCTTTGCCATTGTTCCTCCTCTCACACGCGGGGATTGGATGAGACCTCTTCTCCGAGGTTCAGTACTGTCTCAGCCCGGCATTGTGGACAACGCCCTATCGGCGAAGGCTGCTTCCAACGATGCTGACATCGCTGACACAGCCGATGGACCATACGCCGCATCGGCGTGGCTTCAACCATCGCGCGCAGTGCCTCAGCCGTCGGCTCCTCGTTCATGCCATCTCCGCGCGTCCATACATAGACAGCCCGGTCCGCTCGCCCTTCTTGATCTTTTCAAACATCGCGGCTGACCATCGCACCCCGAGCAGCCACGCACCCTTCTTCACGGTCTGACCCGCTACCTGCAGATCCGTCGGCGCGAGATAGGATTCAACAATCACTCCAAGATCTTCCACATCCCCAACCTGTAAGTGTTCATCGTCGAGACCCGTCGACTTCACTAAATCCGTCACATCTACTTCAACAGTGTCATGAGTGGCCAGCGCCTTCACGACGGCCTGTCCGGTCGCGGCGTCTCGCTGTAGCCGCTCCATGAACGCCCATGCCGCCGTCTCGATATCTTCTGCCTTCGCGAACTCACCCTGCGTGTCTACGACGTCTGGCTCATATACGACCCCGAGGGTATAACGACGCTCAGTGGCAGATTTCTCCAGCACAAGCATCTTCGTCATGTTAGCCTCAATCGCCCCGCAGATGCGCTCGGCAGACATCTTGCTGTGACCCTTCTTCTGCTGCGCGTCCAGGCATGCCGCAAAGTCTATGTACGGCCCTACTGGCATTATCACCTCGGCGAGTTCATGCCCACAGCGCACCGGCAATTCGGATGCAACGGCGGTTGATAAACACCGCCAGGGAACGCCTCGTCCAGTGCGACCTGCTCCCCATCCAAAGGTTCACACTCGGGACACAAACGATCGTCCGGTGTCACAATCCATTCCTTCACCAAATCAGCATCAAGCAGCCCCTCGCTCCGCGCCACGCCCCACGCGTCTACCTGTCCCGCGTTTGATGCAGCCATGGTTTCCGTACGCGCAATGACCCACGATCGTTCACGCAATGCTCTCGCCGATGCAAACTCCATGCGCTTCAGCACGGTGGATTCACTCAACCCT